GATAAAGCAGGTAACGGTTACGCAGTAATCAGATTTCTCCCTGCACCAGACGGAGAAGATTTGCCTTGGGCAAAACTCTACACACATGCATTCCAAGCATCTGGTGGTTGGTATATTGAGAATTCACTAACAACACTTGGTCAAAAAGATCCAGTTTCTGAGCATAACTCACAACTTTGGAACTCAGGTGTTGATTCAGACAAGGAGATTGCAAGAAAACAAAAACGTAAGTTATCTTATTACAGTAACGTTTATGTTGTCAAAGATCCTTCAAACCCAGCGAATGAAGGTAAAGTATTCTTGTTCAGATATGGAAAGAAAATCTTTGATAAGATAACTGCTGCAATGCAACCTGAGTTTGAAGATGAACAAGCAATCAACCC